ATTAATATTAAAATATTACATATGGCCGGCTATTGTCCGTCACCACTAAATGAACAATTATAACTAGTCAAAGCGTCAACAGAGACGGCTGTATTATCAGACAAATTTACAACATGAGCAATAATTAAATAACCACCACCACCTAGATTGTCTTGTGTGAATACTCCTTGATCATACTTCTGTATAGGGAACCTACGTTCATATATTGCAGAACGACATGTGGCATCCAAAATGAATACCTTATCATCAACTGTAGTACCAACATTACGAGCCCAGTCAGCTACCATTGTAGGGTCAAAACCCCATGATGCAGATGCAGGAATAGCAGATTGCCAAATGGGATGTTTTATTAATTTAATAGTAAATATCCTTATTCCAATTAGTTGCGTTATTCCAGTTCCAGATATGCTAAATGTATTAGAGTGCTTGCCACCACGAAATATTATATCACCATTGAATGCAGTAGGAGGTGTTATACCAGGATCAGTATTGATTAAACCACCTGCGGCAGTCCAAAATGGAACAATAGTCGGAGGTGTGGGGACAAGACTGAAACATACTTCAGCAGCTAAAGGGCCAACACCTTGAGTTGTACCAGTCGATATGATACTACCAACAGATGTTAGTGACCTATAATGATTCTGACTCAGGGAGTCTCGCCAGAGGATGTTTTTCCATTGGCGTCTTGATATTCTTCTAGACCTAAATCTAACTCCAGACGTCCGACCACGCTGAACAGTCCAGCTAGCAGTTCGACTAGACCGTCTACGAATTCCTGATCTTCTAATAAACGATCTATGATGAGTTCGACGTGTTCGGCGGACAGCATGTCGTCTATATCTCCTAAAAACCATAGGTAATTAACCGTCCGGGTACATTTAATTCTAAAACAATGGCGTGGCTGTATTTATAGATTTTCGCCAGCACGTTGAGGGAGGGAGGGCGTGCCTGGCGATGACTAAAATGTCGCGCGGGGGCCGCGCGACATTTGAGTCGCAGCGGCACCACATGACCTGTAGGGGGTGCATTTTTTTTGATAATGATGTATTCAAATGATATCATGTTTATTCTTCGCATCAAAGCGGGTACTTGTGGATTACATTGATCACCAAAACTAAAACATTGTTCTGGTGTGAAATTACTTGTTACAATAAAACGAAAAGCATTAAGTGGAATAATTCCACCTTTAGTTTCAACATAACACTTATAACGGTCAAACCAACGTAGTAGGTGATTGATGTCGATGCCTTGAGGTCCAAAGTCATCAATAATGACGTCTTCTTCCAGAAGGTATCCACTCCACCATTTAGTCCTTGGCTCTTTTATGTATGCATTCGGGAGTTCTTCATGTGCACGCCTGCTCTTACCTGCTCCTGGGGGTCCATGAAACCACTGAACTTGTATTCCTTCTCTTGTCTTTGGGGACTGGATTGTAAGAAAGTTTCTGAGCAAGTTATGTCCGGAATAATACCATGTTCCGGGATTGGACTCAGCGAATTGAACCAAGCCACCTCTTCCGGTCCCCATGTCGGAAACGAATCGCCGGGCGATTTCATCTCTAGTAGATCCGCCTTCACTTGATTCAGGGAGCTCTCCAAATTCGACAAACACTCCATCTTTGGAGCAATAGTCTCGATTACTTCGTGGAGAACCTGCTGCGACTTCGATATGGCATCGAGGGAGATATCGATCCTTGATTGTATGGAAACGATATGATTTCTTAAATCTGATATATCCCTGGAGGTGCGGTGTTCCTGCTGCTCCAACCTCGCAGCCAATGATTGCATACTGCGACTCAGTTTCGCAAACTCGCTTGAGAGATGTGAATTCATCGTCAGTATAGTTATTGAGGGTGAAGCAGTATGCTTTCTTGGGGGTAGGAGGCATGATAAAATATTATACATAAGTGATTCTTATATAGAGGCTTTTAAAAGTTTAAAAGAAAAGCGGGGGTAATACTATACCCCGCTTTTAAACGACGTAAGCGCTTACGTTTATTAATATTAAAATATTACATATGGCCGGCTATTGTCCGTCACCACTAAATGAACAATTATAACTAGTCAAAGCGTCAACAGAGACGGCTGTATTATCAGACAAATTTACAACATGAGCAA